CAGTATACATACCTAAAAAAGAATTGTGGTATGAATCAAAAAGCCTTTATACTAATAATACTATTGGAGATAATACAACTGCATTTTATAATTTAACAGGCACTAGTATTAGAACCCTTACTGAATTAAGAAACTTACAACCAAACTTATAAATGGCATATTCACAAAAAGTTATTGATAGATTTGAAAACGTTTTAAAAAATCCTACAAAACATTCTGTAGGAAGATTTGATCCAAACGATGCTGATATAGCAACAGGTTTAGCGGGTGCACCTGCGTGTGGAGATGTAATGAAGTTACAACTTAAAATTAAAGATAATATTATTACAGATGTTAAATTTAAAACTTATGGGTGTGGGTCAGCTATTGCATCTAGCACTATGTTTGTTGATATGTTAAAAGGTAAGACTATACAAAACGCAAACCAAATAAAAGATAAGGATATAGCTGAAGCTTTAGATTTACCAGCTATTAAATTACATTGTAGTGTGCTAGCTGAAAAAAGCATAAAAGAAGCACTCGACGATTGGGAAAATAAATCATAGGAGAAATATTATGGATTGGATTAAATCGGGCCTTGGACAAATAATAGCTTTAGTTGCGATTGCAAGTACTATTGCTGGTTTTGGTTACACGGGCGCTCAATATATACAGCGTATTGAAGTATTAGAAAAAAAAGCTACAAAAAATTATACGCCTCAGATCGTTCAGTTAGAAAAAGATATTGTTGAACTTAAATCTAATCTAAAAATATTAGAAAACATACCCACAATTCAAAAAGATGTTTCTTCTAATAAAGCAACAATAGCGGGTGCGAAAGTAGAAGTTACTGGTTTAAGTGCAAGAATTGATGCTTTACAGAAAGAAATAGTAGAAAATAGCAAAAACCCCCTGTCTGGGTAAATTTTAAAGGGTTTTTGAAAAAATGAGGCCCCAGAATACCGCAGGTGCGCATATCACCAGTGGGCTAATGCAATCGGTCTCGTCAGGCCAATAATTAGCTGACGGCCATCTCAGGAGCTTCTACGCGGTTTCCACGTTTTAGCTGCCTAATGGAGTAATTTTCCTGTGCATTTCGTAGATTTATGATTTTTCTCTCCATTTTAGAGAAAGAATTCCAATCTCGAACTTCAGTTACTGTTCTTCCACATCCTCTACAACGATCGTCGTCAGGCATCACGGTAGTAGAACATACTCCTACACATGGGCTGTCTGCAATACTTGTGCATTTCCCAAGTGTTCTTGAATGGGCTGTAAAAATTCCAACCTCTTTCACTCACTCCTCCTGTGTAGATACTAATTTATTTAAATACCATTGAGCCTTCTTTAGGTCCTCAATCTTATTCTTATATTCATATCTCCACAAATATTTAATTACGTTGCCTTTACAGTAGCCAGCAAATGCTTCTTCACTCATACTTGCTTCTATTCCGTCAACGCACTCTATGCCACCTTGATTATAATGGGGTGGCTTATTCACCATATCCATAGCTTTATCCCATTTCATGTTTATTTTTTATTATTATCTAAACATATGTTGCTTATTCTATCTATATATTCATCAAAAGTCACGGCACACCTTAAAAAACAATCTAAATAGTAAAATTCAACTTGTGCATTAGTTGTTATACATACACCCTCCGGGGATCCCAGAACGATGTACGCAGGCAACTTGTGGTCCTGGGCTCTTTGTAACCAAAGACGTTGTTGTTCTGATAAGTTTATTTTAATTTTAGAGGTGGGTCTTTTTGGTAAAGTAGGTTTATATTTATATTCTACAAAACAAAAGCCGCCTGGACCTGAGTAGAATGTATCAGGAACACCCCCATGGTAGGGGTCGTTGATTTTCCACTTATATACTTCTTTAGGAAGTTTTTTGTGGATTTTGTTGATGAAATCCTTTTCTTTCATTAAATAAAGATATTAGCTCAGGCCATTTATAATATTTTTTAGTAATATGATCATAGTAATTTCCTCTAGGGCAACTACAATTTATTATTTGTTTATTACAACCTGGGCATTCCATAAGTAAACATAGTATACATGGTACGACAATAAGTGTCGCACCATGTAAGTAAAAAATTATTTAGATACAGAAGTGTATAAAGACTTTGCAGCTTCATAATTTTCATCGGTTACCCAACCAATATTCTGAACACCAATATTCCAAAACTTTTGGCCATTTCTATTTTGTGTTTCAGAAGAACTCATTTTCCATAAAGATGAAAAACGATCTCCACCCACTAGTTGGAGTTGAGTATTCCATTCTCTAGAAACTCTTAGCTTTGATGAAGAACAATCAAAGATAAATGGTTGAGAATCTAATGCACCAGTCTCTGGATCCTTTTTAAGTAAAAGATGAGATTGCGTTTGAGTAATTTCATGGTCCTCGACTTTTAAGTCTTGGCTTTTTAAATGCTCAAGTGCTTCGGCATTAGATGGAAAAGATCCAATTAATCCTCCACCCCTTTCTCTTTTTCTCCAAATAACGAATTCTTCAGTAAATTTAATGTTTATAATATACATTTCTTTACCGTAGTTTTCTCTGGTAATAGTGTTAAAGAAATCACCTGGTTTGGCTCCCTCTAAAAATTCACTATGGTTTTCGTCTACCTCGTGCGACATAACTTGAAGTTGTTTTACACGTGGTGTCTGAAGGTGCTCGGCTTTTATAAATTCATTACCAAGGCCCTCACCTTTGCTTGCGTGTGATGGCAAGTCTTTTGATACTAATACTACATCGTTCATTGTACGTACTCCGTTTGTATTATTTAGACCTGAAATTAACTCGTGTTAATTCAGTTGCTGTAACACCTGGAACACCCTGTCCCATTTGTTGTAGCTCTCTGTAGGCTGTTGCTGACATACGTTTTTGCAATAACTCAAATTGACCCGTGTCAATTATATGTTGATGCACGCTATCCCAATTTTCTACAGTTGGTACAATTTCTTTTTTAATTGAAACTGTACACATATCATTACCAACTTGATCAATACCTTGATCTTTTAAGTTGATAGCAATTTGGGTTTCAAGCTCGTTTTTTGTTTTTTTGAGCTTCGACTCAATTTCTTGAAGCCGTTTAAGTTCTGTACGGGTTGAATGTAATTCCGTTAATAAATCATCTATTGTTGTATTCAATGTAATACCTCCTTTTTATTTGATACTTTAGACAGTTGAACTCCATCTACTAATGCAAGAGCTTCTTTTGTAGCTCTTTGTAGAAAAGAACCTATAGGCTCTTTTTCTGATGCTTCTGGGGTATAATCTTTTCTTCTCGCTTCAATCTCGCACATTGCAAAAAGTAAAGCAGTTGCAAGAGAGGTTGGATCTCTAGTTACAAGATCTTGTATACTTGCTTGTATTTCTTCTGTTATTAATATAAAAAGATCTCTATCCTTTTTATCCATTTTTTTTGTTCTCCGATAATATATGTAATAAGTTTTCCATCTTACCTAATTTACCATTTAATTTTTTATAAACCTCTTTTTCCCAAGTATTTTTTGCGTTTATTAAGATTGTTTCTGTTTTCTTATTTTGTCCTGCTCTATAAATTCTTTGATTAAATTGCTGGAAATGTTCTGCACTATAAGTTGGAGAACACCATATAGCTGCAGTTGCTTTTGTAAGTGTAAGACCATGGGAAGTAGATTGGGGGTGACAAAATAATACTTTTATTTGTCCAGCTTGAAATCTTTCTACAATATTTTTTCTTTTGTGTGCAGGTATAGAACCGTCTATAACGTCATATGACATTTTTTCTCGAATCGCGATTTGTATTAAAGCGTCTCGTTCATGTTTCCAATTGAAAGCTACAATAGAATGTGTTCTTTGCTGTACTAAAGTCATAACTAATTCATAGCGTTCTGTGTGTAACAAAGTGGGTTCGCCCTCCTCGTTGTACACAGCCCCCGATACTAATTGAAGTAGTTTACGTACACGGACTGCAGCATTAACTGCGTTTATAGTTCCTTGAGTTGTATATAAAACTGATTCTTTAGCTAAAGTTTCATACAATTTCTGTACCTTGGGTGTAAGATTTGTATAAATATTCCTTACAATATTATCAGGTAAATCAAGACAATCAGTTAATGCATGTCTTATTGTTATACCACTGAGTTTATCTGCTATTATTTCTTCAATGCCTGGTTTATCTACCCATTCATTAGCGAATCCATTAAAACGTGGGGTACATACTTGATTTCTATACGCCCAAAACCGGTCGCCTAAATGTTTTCCATCATCAACAAGGCATACAGGATGCCAAAGATCTAAAATAGAATTACTATTAGGAGTACCAGACATGGCAATCCTATTAGTAAAAAATGGGATAATAGCTTTAATATTTTTACTGCGTTTTGCGTTCCTGTTTTTAAAAGCAGTAAACTCATCAATAACGATTGTAGAAAAGTTGTTAAGGAAGTGTGTATTTTTTTGTAAAAAGTTGACAGCTTCGAAGTTAGTAATAACCATTTCGAAGGAA